TACACCAACACTGAGAGTGATGAAGATAGGTGAAGAATTTACTTATCCTATTCAGATGATGACTTCCGTCAGAACTGTATGTACCACATACGGACTGCAATGGGGGAAGACATTCAAAACCCGTATAGACAGAGAGGCTAAAACAATTACAGTAACTAGAGTGAAGTAGAGTACAAGGAATTTTAGTAACCCAAGGTAAATGATAATACACTGGATATGAAAACTGAAAACAGACCGATTTATTCAATATCCGATAAGGATATGATAGAACTTAGAAAGTGGTGTTTTGATCGTGTCCTTACGGAACGTAATGTCATTATGATGAATATGAGAGAAGAAGCACCCCTTGATGATTTTTTCACAGAGATGCTTCGGATTTAAGAAAGAATCAAAGACTAGGTTCTTACTGGCGATCTTACATCTTTGTAAGCATAAGAGCATCTTCAATTTGAGAAATAACCATGTCATAACTTTCTGAAACTTCATAGATGATGTGCCCGTCATTACCGTTGGGAATCGTCAAATGCAGCAGTGTATTTTTACCCGCACGTTCAATCGCTGCAATATTAAGAACATTGACACATACGGTCTTAAAGTAATTCGGGGTGGCAATATCTACTTCAATAAAGTAACTGATTTTGGCTTTCAGTTTCATATTTCTTAATTTTTTAAGTTGACATAAAGAAAAGCCTCTGAAAAATACATGAGTTGCCGAATCGAATTGGCTCAGAGGCGCGATTTTAAAGAGTTCTTTGACATTTTGGAAAACACAATAAAGAAAACTTTCAGCACGTCAATTTGTCTTTAACGTGATGAGTATGCTTGGTGTGAGGCACAAGTATCGCTGAAAGTATGACCTTCAGATACAGCCTGTGCGGGCGTAGTGAATATTCCGTACAGGCACGAGTTTTAAAAATATCAGATTATAAGATTCATATTGAATAGTTCACTCAGTGAGTGGTACAACACAATTAGTAACAGCATTCAATATCAATAGCACATCACGTTAAACAAAGTTTAACTAATTGATAATCAGTTGTTTATATTTGTATAATCCACTTTAATAAAGTATCTTTACAATATCAAAATAAACCCATAAACAGCAAGGATATGAAAAGATACGATTTAAGCAGAATAATGACAAGAGCGCATTACATTTTCGGCCACACGTTCAATACCACATTCAGCTACTGCCTGACAAAAGCATGGACGGAAGCCAAAGAGGAAGCAAGAATAAGCGAGGAGAATGCAAGGCGTGCCGCTGAATATAAGGCAAAGTACGGAAACCGCGATTACAGGAACTACCGATCCTATTACAGTTCACGCATGGGACACAATGACTGGAGATGCGACTACCGCAATGATGCCAAAGCAACAATCATCCGCTCGTTCAATGCAAGATGATGGTTGTATATGACAGATTCATTTGCCAGACTCTATATAACCCCATCCCCTCCCGTAAGATTCGGGATAACAACCGGTTTAAGCCATTGAGGGGATCATCAGTATGCTAGTCTTATTTTGTTTGTGTGTTAGTCACAATTCTTTATGTATCTAATTCTGAAAAGTTCCAGATGTTCCGGTCCGTGAGGATAGGAACACCACTCCACTCTGTCACAGGTGCGTACAATGGGCATGAATCATTATCTCTATATTCATTTGCCAGGTATGGAGGTTCGATACCTCACAGAGTGACCAAATATCAAATCTTAATTCATTATGGAAAATAAATATCAGATAACAGGCTACCAGCTTGTTTATGCCAATGGAGGAAGGGATACAGTAAAATTGCAGACCCCTGTCATTATAAGCGACATAGAGGGATACAGACGTAAGATACGTTCTGTTCACAACTGTATCAGTGTCAACCTCAGTTATATCGAACTGCCGTGAGATTTTACCGCAATGTACCAACTATAAATCCTGAATATCATGTTAAACGAGGAAATATTGAAAATCGTCCTGAATGACAAGACATTCGGACAGAGAGAAGCCGCCACTATCGTGGGCGGACGAGGAAGGTTGTTCAGACTGGTAGGTTCTGGTGCCATACGTGCCGAAAAGAAACCTGCCAACAGGCAGAACGGAAGATGGTACTGCAACGCCTTTGATGTACTGAAACACGCCGCGCTCAAATAGATTATTTGAATTTCAAATAGTTATATAAAGTTAAGCCACTGATTTTTAAAGTTTTACAATTTTGCATCCCAAGTAAAAATAGTTAACTTTATATCACTATAAGGAACTAATAAACAATAAGTTATGAAAGTATTATATCTCATTTGGTTTGCTCTGGCAGCTATCGTACATGGTACAATAGACAATCTTGACACCGCATTCTGGGTATCAATATCCGCATTCGTGGTATTATCTCTCATACTTGCCGTGAGAATTGACAGAAAAAATAATCTTAAAAACATATATAATGATGAGAACAGACAATGAGTTGCAGCAGATGAGCCATGATGAGCTTATTGAACAGGTGAAAGGATTGCAGTTCCAGCTTGCCGGTATGGAGCTGGCTGAGAAAGAGAACGCAAGGATGAGGGAGATTCTCTCCGCTATCGGCATTATTTATGAATCCTATAAGACGGACTGTCATGAATGAGGAACTTGCACGGCTGGAAGCCGAACTTGAGAAAGTGAAAGGGTGCGGGTTGGAATATCTGCCTGAATACGGTTTCTCTTCCAAAAAGGAAATCATGCAGCTTATACAGGAGGATATAAACGAATTACGCTCGGAGATGGAATGCATTCAAAAGGATTACGCTACTGACGAACTTGAAGAAGAGCGCACGAGGTTGTGCATCCTTCAGGGAATACCAAGATATTGTTGAACTTTAAAATATTCAAGAGTGATGGAAGAAAACAATCAAGTTACAGAATTACAGATTATTCAGGCCAAACAAGCGGCCGAGTTTGCAATGACACCGGTAGGACAAACCGTGAAACAGTTTGAGGTCATGCAGCGCATGGCCAACATGTACACAACAAGCACAATCGTTCCGGATACGTACAAGGGAAATGTGGGAAACTGCGTGATTGCGCTGGATATGGCCATGCGTATGGGGTGTAATCCGCTTATGTGTATGCAGAATCTTTATATCGTGCATGGCAACCCTGCTTTCAGCAGCAAGTTCCTGATTGCCACTATTAACGCAAGTGGCCGTTTCTCCCCACTCCGTTATGAGTTTAAGGGAGAAGAAGGTACGCCGGAGTACGGATGCCGCTGCATTGCTTATGAATCGTCCGACAAAGACCACAAGGAACCGCTTCATGGTGACTGGATCACCATGGGAATGGCTGAAAAGGAAGGCTGGACCAAGAAGAACGGTTCCAAATGGCAATCAATGCCAAGCCAGATGCTCCGTTATCGTGCAGCCGCTTTCTGGCAGCGTGTTTATTGCCCGGAAATCTCAATGGGGCTTATCACCAAAGAGGAGGCAGATGACATTCAGGATGCCGAATATGAGGAAATTATTGATAAATCAGCAAAAAGCAACAAACTTGCCGAAATCGCTGCAAAAGCCGCAGGAGTCAAGGATCACCCCCGCCCGGAACAACCGACAGATCAAACTCAAGACTACGCGAATAATAAACCTACTCGAAAATCATTGTTATAATGGAAATACAACATTCTATAGAATGGTTCCGTAAGCGGCTCGGTAACTTCACCGGGTCGCAAATCGGACTCCTAATGAAGAAAGGGAGAAGTGATTATTTTTCCGATACTGCCAAAACTTATATTTATCAAGTTGCATCAGAGAGGGATATGAATCCTGAAATTATCAATGATGATGTCGAGTTTGAGAAATATCTGCATCAGGTCTGTGTCAACACCAAGGCGATGCAATGGGGTACTGATCAGGAAGAAAATGCCAGAGAGCTGTATGAACGTCTGACAGGAAGACATATAGTTGAGACAGGATCATGCAAACACCCTGCCATAGAACATTTCGCAAGCAGTCCTGACGGTTATTATTACGATGAAGAAACCGGTGAAAAAGGCTGTCTGGAAATCAAATGCCCTATTCAAAGCACTTTCATGAAGTATAAAAGTGAAATACACAACAATGCGTCGCTGCTTGATGTCAAGTTCGAGTATTTCTACCAGTGCATGGCCCATATGATGTGCACAGGTGCGCAATGGACTGATTTTGTTATTTACAACCCTTTCCAGAGCAATCCTATTCATATAGTAAGGATATTGCCGGATGAAGCGGTGTTTGCCGAAATGGAGAAGCGCATTCGTGTGGCTGATGATATTGTCAAAGAACTGATTGAAGCGGAATGACGGGACAACTATTGATAAAAGAAACCCAGTTGCAACGTATCATACGTAAAACTGGAAGAAAACCATGCGAATGCAAATGCTCGTTATGCAGGATGCAATGTCACACACCATGTCTGGGTACTCCTCAGGATATAGAGAGGCTCATAGATGCCGGATATGCCGACAGGCTGGCTCCCACTTTGTGGGGAGCCGG